AATCGTTTATCCTGCATGTCTCCTTTTAGGAGATATCGAATATTCAATATGGCTTGTGCAAATAGTAATAGCAATATGAACCTTGTGCAGGCCTTTTTTAAAATCAGGCAATGAAAAGAGTTAACAATCTATTTAAACAGGTGTATACTTTTGAAAACTTGCTCTCAGCTTACAAAAAGGCAAGAAAAGGAACTAAGAAAAATGCAGATGTTAATCAATTTAGTTTTCAATTGGAAAAACGGCTACTTGAACTTTCCTTATCCATACAATCTGGTACCTACCAACCATCACGATACCGGTATTTTGAAATATATGATCCTAAAAAACGAACCATTGCAGTAGCTCCTTTTTGTGATCGAGTAGTACATCATGCTATTATCAATATGTTAGAACCTATCTATGAAAAACGTTTTTACGATCATTCTTATGCTACCCGAAAAAATAAAGGAGCACACAAGGCTACAGCACAACTTAGGAATTATTTAAAAAATAATACTTGGTATTTTAAGACAGATATTGAAAAATATTTTGATAGCATTAACCATGATATTTTATTATCTATTATAGCTCATAAGATAAAAGACAAACCATTACTTGAGCTTATTGAAAAAGTGATTAGGAATAACAGTGTGGCCAAGGGCCTTCCTATAGGTAACCTAACCAGTCAATTTTTTGCTAATGTATACCTAAATGAATTTGATCATTTTGTAAAACATGAGTTGAAAGTAAAATATTATATACGTTATATGGATGACTTTATCATTTTAGATAATTGCAAATTAAAACTTCAAAATATTCGAAGGGAGGTAAAAGGGTATCTTGAAAACAAACTATTATTATATCTTCAAGAAAACGTAACTTGTATTAATCGGGTTAGCAGTGGTATCAATTTTTTAGGATTAAGAATATTTCCCAATACATTGCGGATTAAGAATAAAAACTTAAAACGGGTTGTACGTAAGATGGAAGCCAGAATATGGCTATGGAAGAATGGCTATATGGCTGAAAATATTTTTATCGATAGCATGAATAGCTATTGGGCTTTTCTGTCGTATCATGGTATGTATAACTTAAGAAGGTCGATTATAGATAAGAGCTTGAAAAGGTGTCAAACATTTATTATTACAATTTAGTAAATCCGAATAGTTAACTAAAATCCTTTTTGGTTTTTAATTAAGCGAGGCCATCAAATGGCGAGTTTTATCTACTATTTTTTTTAGCAAAGACTCTACAGACATTTCCTGTACATTACATAAAAATACTTTTTTAACATCTGGAAAAGCATTTGCTTTTACTTCTAAAATATAGCATATCATGTAGCAAGCTGTTTTTCCTTTTTGTCTTATAACCGGCAAATGTATTCCTGTTCCTTTATTTGCATATAAATAATCAAATACTGCTGTCATCATTTCTTTGATTTGGTTATCATCAAAATATTGTTCCAGTTCATATAGTGTTATCTCTTTCATAATTAGTGATTTTTATTTTCTTACCATATTTAAATTTTTATAATCTGTCTAAAATATTACTATACCTACTGGTATTTGCAATAATGATATGGTTGTTTTGTCTATGGGAATAAGAACCGTAGCGAGCAGCGTCCATCGCATCATCTCTAAACTTTACAGGCTCATCTAAAAATCCACCATCTTTTTCTTTCCATTTATAGTGTTGAATTTCTTTGATAATATCGGAACTACTTTTAGTAATATAAAGTTGATTACGCTTCACAAAATCAATTCCATTCTTTACATCCTTATCCGCTTGCTTTACGTTGAACCTCGCTCGCCTTAAATCTTCTATAGCATCTGGTCTTGCACTATCAGCATAAATAATTTTTTTATCTATGCCCAATTGTTTCATTTGCTGAATTAAATCAGCAATAGTGAGTTCACTTTCATAAATAAGTTCATGCCAGTAAAGTCTATTCTCCCAACAACCTACTTCAATTAGAGCGGTTTTATGATTATAACCAAAATCTAATCCATAGCAAGTTTTTACAAATTCAGGTATTTCATCACAGAGCCCATATTTAGGATAAATAAGACCATGTACTCTTCCTGTTAGTCCACGAGCATAAACTTTCCAAAGTTCTTTATCTGGTATATTTTCAATCTCAGCGTGTTGCTCTTCTGACAAAAAAGTATTATTTCTATGATCGCTCAGTAATACTCCCACATCGTTTTGTCCAATTAATTTTTCATGTACCCAAAAAGCGGCTGTAGGATTATAATCAATAAATATTCTTTTACGTGTACGAATGGCCAATTGCCAATAAATATTATAGGTAATTCCGTTAGCTTCATTGATAAATAAATAATCTCGTTTACCGCTTTTAGCATCTTGTTCATCATCAAAGCTGGCAAACTCTATTATGCTGCCATTTTTAAATTCAAATATTCGATCAGTTTTATTATAATTTTTGATATTTTTTTCTAAAAACTTGCTGGCACTATAAATCACTTTACCATCTCGGAGAGCACCTTTTTTTAGGTTAGGAATATCTTGCCCTACTACTGTAATAATACTGTTAGGCCACTTTATAGCAAGTGTAAATAGTACCTGTATAATAGCATACGTTTTGCCTGACGAAGTACCTCCCTGATTAACTGTAACCTTTGTCTTACTTAGATAATTCTGCTTGTATAAATCATTTGCTTTAAACATATTGTATCTAATGCTACTATAAAATCACCTCATCTTCAGAACGTGCAATAGGATGACCAGACGATACTATTTCAACGATTACTTTACTATTTTGCTCGCCTAAATCATTATTACCTGAGTCAGAATATTGATATAATCTTTGCAGTTTAATCAGCTCCTTTTCAATTATCATTAAAGCTTGAATACCTGCTGGTGTTCCTCGATATTCTGATTTTAACTCTAATTTCATTTGTTGAAGCTGATCAATTTTTATGGCAACTTCTTCTTCTAAATCTTCTTTAGCTTCCTTCAACCATGCAGCCTTTGCTCTTTTCACCATCTCTTTTGCATTACGTGTATTACACCAATTGTTGTCTACAACAATTTTTTTTATAATCAAGGAATAAGGTATACCATGTGTAATCCATTTTTGTATGTCCAATACACGACGTTCATATTCAATAGTATCTGTTCTTTTTTTCTTTTTCATAGGTTAGTACTTACATCATCTAAAAATTAAATCCTTATCTATTTAGTGTTTGCTATATTCTTTATAATAACATGGTTTTATTTTAAAGTAAAATCTTCTAAACGTAGATTGCTATTTTCATGTTTAAATATTATAGAAATACCTTTTGTATTACAATATTTTATATAGCGCATAATAGCTGATTGTACATACTTGGGTTCTATTTCGGTAAACCTACCTTTTCTACCCGTTTGCTCACAAGCAATAAGTGTTGTGCCACTACCTAAAAACCAATCTATAACTATATCATTTTTATTTGTGCTATCCAATATAGCATCAGCAATCATAGCTACAGGCTTAGGAGTGGGATGATTGTAAACCTCATTTCTATCTGGATTACTAAAACCTGAAGCTGAAGGATATTCCCAAACATTACTGCGTACACGACCTTTAAGGTTTAGATGAGAAACATGTTTATTCTTCTTCTTACCCTTTTTGAATATAAAGCATAGTTCATGCTGCGCACGATAAAAATCACCATTACCCATATTACTCTTATACCATACACATAATTGCTTAGGTTTTGCTGAACCGTATATTATACGAGCAGCTTCCATTATATGCCATGTATGTCTAAAATCCATAAAAATATAATGGATTGATCCTTCTACAGTATAGTCTATAGATTGTTTCATCATAGATGATAAAAAGCCTATAAATTCTTCATCGTTCATTTCACCTCCTCCCATAGTAAAATTGCTATGTGGAAGCTTAATATTTTTACTTCGATGATTGGAGAAGAAATCCGTAGATAAGTTAAAAGGTGGATCGCAGTTTATAATACGAGCTTTCTCATCTTGCATTAAGGCATTTATTTTCTCGCTGTCTTCAAAACTGCTGCACATAATACGATGATTATTAAGTGTAAACAAATCTCCTTGTTGTACTATAATTTTTTTATCATCTATACTTATATTAGTTTCTTCTTCTGCGGTGCTTACATTAAATAAATCAAATTGTTGTTCAAAACGTGGTACAGAAAAGTCAGGAAGATCAATACGGTTATTAATATCTTCCCAGTTGATTTCAAATGCTCCCATAAAATCAAACAATCCATCTTTACTTATCCGAGCATAGATAGAAGAATATTGTAATACCAATTGTGCAGCTTCTTTTTTGTTTTTGCAATGAATAAAAGTAGCTGGCAATTGTTCAGGAATATCTACACCTTCTTTAGAAAGTTCTTCTAAAACTATACTGCGATGTTTGCCGTCCAGACAATAGAGCTTTTCTGTTTTAGAATCTTGCCATACATAAAAGGGTTGACTAAAGTTCGTAGCTAACAAAGAGGCTTTCAGTTTCTCTTTAGAAGTATCGGATAATGCTTTAAAGTTATCTTCTTGTAAAAATTGTAAAGTTCGCCATGATATAGGCTCTGTCTTAATTATACTGGATTGAATAGTTTTCATTGTTAAAATTTTTATCTTCTAAAAAGGTGTCGCAAAGTGTCGATTTTTTAAATAGTTAAAACGGAGCTTCTTCATCTGTGTAATGAGAAGTATTACTTGTAAAAGAATTTATAGGTGTAGTAGCAGCTATTCTAAAGATTTCTCCTTTACGCTCAGTAAACTTCATTTTACGAGGATCAAAATCCAGCTTTATAATAAAATTAGAATTCCCATTACGCCACTTACGAATAATTAAGTCTGCCTCAAACTCTGTGCTGTTACCATCTTCATTGCTTTGGTAACCCATCATCCAATCTCGGTGTAAAAACATAACAATATCTGCGTCCTGTTCCAAAGAGCCTGATTCCCTTAAATCCGATAATTGTGGATAGCGATTTTTTCCTGTGCGTTTAGTTACTTCTCGATTGAGCTGACATAATACAATAACAGGTATATCCATTTCTTTAGCCATAATCTTACATTTACGGCTAAGTTCTGCTACTGCATTTTCTCGATTACGATTAGCATAGTAAGGAGCTTCAATTAGTTGTAAATAATCAATGATCAAACATTTTATTCCATAGTTACGTTTCATCTTCTCTGCTTTAGCTCTAATTTCATGTACATCCATACTGGTCTTATCACTGATATAAATAGGATAATTTGCAGTGCGAGTATTTAAAATGTCATACATTCTTTTTCTATCGTGTTCATCTTTATACAAGCCTCTATATATGCTGTTAAAATCCACGTCTGTATCCAATGCAGCTAAACGTGCAGCTATTTCATTATTGTTCATCTCTAAACTAATAACACTTACTGGTGTTCCTTGAATAGCCATATTTAAAGCTAACTTTCCTACAAAAGCAGATTTACCGATAGATGGTCTGGCAGCCAGTATAATTAAGTTTCCACTTTGGAGGCCGCCGTTTTGTTTATCTAATCCGTAAAAGCCTGTTTTAATACCTATTCCTCCACTCATTTGCATTTTATCTTGATGCTGGTATAGGTTTACAATAAGAGTAGTCATATCAGTTATCCCATCACCATCGCTACGCTGTTTTAGGGCAGATAGTTTTTCTTGCAATACACCAAGACGATCGGTCGTACTACCTTCCGCAGTAAAACCTCCATGTGTAAGTTTAATTAATTCTCTCTCGACAAAGAGTTCTTGTAAAATATGACAATGGTATTCCAAATGGGCAGAAGAGCTGACGCCGTTAGTTAAGCGAGTAAGGAAATATGCTACACTTTCTCCAGCAAAATCAGTTATGCTTTTATGGCGGATAATATAGTCTACTGCATTAATAAGATCAATAGGTATACTTTGTTCAAACATTTCTTGTAAGCAACTATAAATAAGTTGGTGATGAGTATCATAAAAATGTTCGGCTTCTACCAGCTTGTAGATTCTACTAAAAGTGGCTCTTTCAAGTAGGCAAGCTCCGAGTACTGCTTTTTCCAAATCTTTATTGTAATGTAGATGAGGAGTGAGTGTAGGAGTTGAGGTTGCCACTTTCTTTCTTTTTTTCTCGCTGCTATGTAACATAGTGTAAAAATTTAAAAATGTTTTTTAGACTTAGATAATGAATATTGTTTTTAATGAATTAGATATGTAATTTTTCCAAAGGCTTTTGTTCTATTTCTACTTCTGAATGAGTAAGCTTTCGACCTTTGCTCTTTTGTAGAGAAAGCCATCCACCAAAAAGTTTTTTGTAGAGACTCTCACCAAAATGAGGCATTGCATCATTACACAAACTGGCATTGAATAATGACATCCATCGTTTAAGTGCAGTGTTGTCCAGCCCATGACCATAGCTTATATTCTGTTTCCAGCTCTCATCTTGCCAAACTTTAACAGCAATCTCTTTTACTTTTTCCATACCCAATGGCTGAGTTTGGTTTTCCCCCACACCCCCTTTCCCTATATCATCTTTTTGTTTTACTATTTCCTTATCCTTTACCATTACCATAGAGGTCTTAGGAGACCCCTCTAAGACCTGTCTAAGCCCCCATACCATTAAAACATTAATATTGTTTGCACTTAGTAATTTATACATGTTAAGATGATGATAATTAGATAGCACCAAGTCAAAAGAATCTTGTTTAGTAAACCATTGGTATTTAATGAAACCCGGTAAAAACCACCTTCCATTATCTAATACCACGATTCTTTGTTTATCTCCATTCACTTTTTTTAAAAAGGAATCCAGATTGACTTTAAAGCCAGTGCTGCGTTCGTAGCCTATTTTATTAGGTCTCCAAACGCCTGCATTATCGGAGTAATCACATATATAGTTCCATAAGTGTTGATATTCGCCCCCTAAACTACAATACCAGTCCTCATCCCATTTTTTAGTGTCTGTAAATCTGTTAGCCATATCTTTATAAATATTGGTTTTTAATGAAGCTTATAACTGTTATAAAATATTAAACGGTTAAAATAGATTTAATTGTACTTG